TTAATGTTTATGGCTGTTTTCAATTTCGTCGCGGTATCGGCGTTCCCTGTCAGCGCCCCGGTGATCCCGCCGTTGAAAGTCTGGCGCGCACTCCATGTGTTAGCCGTGCTCAACAGGGGGATCTTTTCACCGCTGGTACCGAGTTCTCTTAAACCAAGGTTTAGGATTGAAAGGATGACGCCGGAAACTTCTTATAAAGCGTGGAAACAGCCACATCATAGATGATTGCAACCTGCTTACGGGGGATGCCCTTCTCCAGCAATCGCCGCATTTGCTGCCATGTTTCTTCTTGGTATTTAGGTCGACGCCCACCTATACGACCTTCTGCGCGAGCTGCATCAAGTCCAGCGCGTGTACGTTCAACGATAAGCTCACGTTCCATTTCTGCCAGCGCCCCCATTACGTGAAAGAAAAAGCGCCCCATTGGTGTACTGGTGTCGATGGAGTCAGTGAGACTCCGGAAGTTAATGCCTCTGTCACGCAGCTCTTCCACCAGCACAACTAAGTGACGCATGCTGCGCCCAAGACGATCTAACTTCCATACGACTAGGGTGTCACCTCTGGAAAGCATACGGAGAACCTTTTTTAACCCAGGGCGTTCAGCCTTTTTGCCGCTCGCCTTGTCCTCAAAAATTAGCTCACATCCTGCGCTTTCAAGAGCGTTTCGTTGTAAAGCAGTGTTTTGTTCATTTGTTGATACGCGTACATAGCCTATTAGCATATTTTCTGCTCACTATCGTTATTTATAGCAAGCTGCGGATTTTAATTAACAAAAACCAGTATGTGTGGAAATCACAAAGTACATACCGTTTCCCAATGATATTTAATTCACTATTAAGGAAATAGTTATGTGTGATTTCACAATAATGCTCCTCTCCATCCTTGGCGGGGTGCATTCGTTTCTGAATGGGGTTCGTGAAAAACGTTACGAAGCGTCATGCAGGCAATTGATGGCCGAGTGTATTGCTGCCGTACTTGCAGGCTTTATAGGCATGTATTTCGCGGAATATAAGGGTATGGATGAAAGTCTTCAGAATTGCGTGACTATTATTTGCAGCATCAATAACAGGCTCATTCTTGAAAAGTTACAAAGGATTATCGATTCGTACCTCAATAGAAATGCCTCTTAAGCAACAAATGACCGGTTGAGAAGTTACTTTGCATACCATTACCTCCTGACAACGTAGGAGGGAACTTGTGCTTGACACACAGGAATTAGCTCCAGTTGCTATTGCGCTCCTGCTTTCAGTAATTGGTGGGATAGGCACGTTCCTGATGGATGTCCGAGACGGTCGCCAGTCTGGCAATTTGTTGGGATTGGTTACGGAGATCTTTGTTGCAGTGACAGCTGGCGCGGTGGCGTACCTATTGGGGCAACACGAGGGCTGGGAGTTATCAATTACGTACTTAATGGTAACGATAGCCAGCAATAACGGTCATGAGGTGATTTCAGGGATGAAACGAGTGAATATCGATAGCATTCTGAATGTTCTTACAAGTTTGGTGAAAAAGGGAGGCGGGAAATGATTGGCTGGGGTGTATGCGTTCTTGCGTTAGCCTTAGCCGATCGCTATTTGCTAAAACGCAAGGACATCACGCATTTAGAACTTGGTGATGTGGAAATTAAACCGGGTTTCATCCGGGTGCCGTTCAAATACCGGTCTAAATTCCCGTTTTTGCGCGGCGCAACGGTCAGATATTGGATCCGCGATGTTCAGAAGCCGACGACAGTGATTGAAGGCGAACAACGTTGTCTGACGTCGGCTGAACAGGGCGAAAACAGTGAATGGTTGTACATACCCACTGAATATATGGGTAAAGGAGAGCGACTGTGGCATTTCAACGTCATGGTTACGCATGGCGACTCGTTCATTAACCCGTTGTATCGGATTTTCCCTGTTACTCAGCAAATCCGCAGAAGTTACGTAATAAATCTCGCACAGGATGTGTCAGATGACGAAAAATAAGTATGCAACGGTCGATTTTGACCAGGTTAATGAAAAGGGGCTGAAATCCCTTATCGCGGCGATCAATAAAACCGGTGTTACGGTAATTGAGGTTGACTCCAGCAACCGCGCAACAACGAAAGATGGCGTTAAAGTTAAAACCGCAAAGCTGGTTCTTAACGACGGACAAATTCTTGCCATACAGGTAAACGATACTGGCGATATATCGTCTGTGAGGCTGAATGGAAAAGCTATTCCTAACGCTCAGTCGCCGGATATCAAGACGCTTGGTACCGTCATGGGGCAAGCGGCCCGCAAAAACTCCGCAAAATTCCAGAAATCACTGATCGCCAAAGCGAAACGTGTTGCCAATCCGGTAGACAAGAAACCGGCAGTAAAATCCAACTTTCAGCGCCTGCAAGAGGCAAAACAGCGGAATGCTCAGGTGGTTGCCGCTTATAAATCGGCGCAGAACTCGGTGTCTTTCAATCAACAGCAGATCACTGATTTGCGGGCGAAGCTGGATAAGGAGACAGGCCGACTCAATAACGAAAAGGCCCGAAATGGCGAACTCAAACGCCGTCTTAAGCAACTGAAAGCAGGAAATTAACATGGAACAGTTCAATATCAATAAAGGGGTGACGATCAAGCCTGGGCTTGACGTGCTTCCCCCGCCAGTGACTGATGATGAATATCGCGCATTAATGGCCGGTGAGGACCGCTATCTGATGACGGAATCCAACACCCTGGAGGAAATCGAGGCTACGTTCTTCTATGACACGCCGATCCACTGGTGTGCTACGGATTTACTGGAGGCGATTAGTTCTACTCGTTTGCAGTTACACCGGACCATGCAGGCATTTGTCCGGGCATTGAACCAGAAGCTGAATGGTACCGGAATCTCTGCGGGGAGTGATAAAACGGGGGATGTGGCCCAGAGCGGCGCGCGCTCGATCGGCGGTGCTGAAATTGGCCGGGCACGTAACGTTAACGGGCTGCCGGTCCTGCCAGCCATTATTCCGCTCAGTGATGGTCAGACTATCAGCATTCTGTTTCATAGCCCGACAGCGGAAAACCGGATCACCAATAGCGATACGCTGGTTGCTTTCCAGTTCTTACTGAATAAAAAAGACGTTACTCACACCGTTGCTCCGATGAGTGGACGTGATATGACGCTGGCGCAGGTCACCATGAAACTTGCCAACCTTGCAGAGAAAAACTCGGCAAAATTTCAGCGTGCGCAGAAGAAGAAAAAAGCCCTTGTTGATGAAATAACCCAACTACAGGCTGACAGTGACCAGAAAGAGGATGCCATGAGCGACCTCGTGGATCAGGTGGCAGCGGTAGAAGGGCAGAAGGTAGATCTGGAGCAGAAAATTAACGCTGTTGCATCGGAAGCGGATTCTCTTTATGAAGAGAATGAGCGTTTGCAGACGGAGATTGATCAGCTCAATCGCACTGGTGGGCGCGATACCATTGCTCCAGCGGGGATGACTGGTGGGCTCTCTCGCGCGCTGACGGATCGCCTTGCCAGTATCAAAAATCGTATGCATATGGACGGGGAAGTGACGCTCAGTAATGGTGCATCAATGAAGCAATTCATTGGGGGCGGCGAAGGGTATATCCAGTTAACCGATCCGGATGGCAGCGTATACATGATCAAGGCTAAATCCATACAGGGTGTGGACATGGCAGATGCGATCGGCAAGCTGTTTAAAGCCTATAAAGCGGGTAATGTATCGGAATACCTGGTCCAACCAGAAGAACATAAACCGGAAAACGTCGAACCTGAACCAGCGGAGGATACCGGTAGCTCTTCGCCTGAACCAGAAGTCTCTGTAGGTGCATATCGATATGCCCTGCAAATGCGTCCGGCGGCCCCTGGCGCAATACCTGAAGGTAACAAAGCAATTCTGCCGCGCCCTGATGAAGGTGACCCGTATTATGAATATGCACGCTACGGCATTGCTACTTACGATACCCCGCTTTCTGATCAGCAAATGAGTGAGTACGACCTGAAGTTATTGCCTCGCGAGGATTCTTTCGACTTCCTGGCGAAGACACTTACTAATGGTCCGTTTGGCAAATATGCACAAAAAGCTCTGGAGCTGGCCACCAGCTCACCAGACGAGTTCCGCGTAATGCTGAAAACTCAGTTTCAAAAAACTTTCCCCAATATTGCGTTTCCTGGGGGCGCTGGCACCGAGAAAATGGTGCAGAGCATGATCAATGCATTGCAGGCCGAAGTCGGTGAGATTACTCAGCCAGAACCGGCCCCGGCACAGCCTGATGAAACGGTTAGCGAAGCAGATGCAGAGGCTAATAAAGCCATTGAATATCTCAATAACGTGATGGATATGCAAAGCACTGACATGGCGGAGATCCGTAACGCTCGGGGCAATGTCCGGGAAGCGATTGCAGCCCTTCAGGCTGCCGGACGTTTTGAGGAAAACGAAGAGCTGGTTAACGGCGCAGCTCGCCACCTGGCTGATCTGTTGGTAGCAATCCAGAAAGCGGGGGTAGCGGCATGACACTATCAGCTATTGAGTTAATGGATCTCAGCGATAAGTTGGATGCTCTGATGTCCAAAGCGGCTACCGCGAGTGGCATGGAGTTGCTGGATATCAGCGATGAAATTGACCAGATCATGCAACAGATGGGGTACGGTGTGTCCGGCGGCAGTAGTGGCGAGGAAAAACAACCTTCGGTACATGATGGTGTGCCAAAACTGGTTGCTGATTTCCTGGCTGATAAATTCGTCGATCAGAGCACCGATGCATTTATCGGTACCTTGCAGGATTTGAGTCAATATGTTGGCACATACATCGACCTGGACCAGGTTAAACAGCACACGGCGGCATGGATAGCCGCCAACATTAAAGAGGCAGCATAAGGCGTAACAGGGATGAGCTTAAGCGATCAGGTGGTGATGGCCACCAGCATAGAAACGCTGATCGAGCTGCTAAAAACCTGCCCGATTACGGGCGGGTTTCGTATGTGGTGACAGCGAAGGGAGACGAGGTAAAAACAGCGTTTGATATCGTCGATGCCTCAGCTCTTTTGGTATCCAATACTCTGGATGGGAAAATTAATCCAGACTATCCCCAGGAACTTCAGCCGCGCGACCGGACCCGCGCATCCAGCCTTCTTCAGGTCAACCAGATATCCAAAGATTTGCGGCCTGCTCAGCTTACTGATTCCGGTTTATCCAGCCATGGTGCGCCGATAATTGGTGAGGACAATGCCGTTGAGTCAGGTAATGGACGGACCATGGGGATCATCAAAGCCTATCAGGACGGCAATGCGGATCGGTATCGTGAGTACCTGATTGATCATGCGACCGAATTCGGCATACGACCTGAAAAGGTTGAATCAATGACGGCTCCGGTACTGGTGCGCCGCCGGTTAACCAAGGTTGACCGCGTTCAGTTTGCCAAGGACTCAAATATTTCTGATCTTCAGGAAATGGCAGCCAGTGAAAAGGCTTTTGTTGATGCCGACAGCATAACACCGGCGATGATGGCGCTTTTTAACCCGTCAGAAAGCGGAGATCTGCTTAGCCGCAGTAATGACGCGTTTATTCGCGGATTTATGACGCAAGTTGGTGCCACACAGGCGGCTGGCCTTGTAACGGAAGATGGGCGACCAACGCGGCAACTTGTTGACCGTATACAAAACGCGATCTTTGCCAAGGCATATAAGGATGCGCGCCTGGTAAGGATGGTTGCAGAAGAACCTGATCCGGATATGCGTAATGTTCTGACGGCGCTTAATGCGGCAGCCAATGATTTTGTCCAGATGCAGGCTTTATCAGGAGAAGCGCACAAGCAGGCTGTGACAACTATTGTTGATGGCATTGAGACAGCGGATAGCCTCGATAAAAAGGCGCTGGCGGCATTGAAAGATGCGGTAGACCTGGTAAGGCAATCGAAGGAGTCAGGCCAGCATATTACCGATGTTATTGCTCAGGGGGATATGTTCAGCGAAACGGCCCCGGAAGTGAAAGCACTCGCGTTGTTCATCGTCGCGAATAACCGTAGCGCGAAGCGTATGGCCACCGCCTTTAAGTTGATGGCTCAACGTATCAATGATGAGTTACAGCACCAGGGCCAGGCGCTGGGGGATATGTTTGGCGGTGGTGATGTGTCGTTACAGGATATCCTTCGCCAGGTGTCTCAGGAACTGGAAAACGAAGGCATGCAAGGGATATCCGGCGGTCTTTTCGAGTCCGTTTCCGGCGGTAGTTACAATGGTGTTGCTCCATATACCAGTTTGCTATTACATCGGGCATCCGGCATCAAAGACATTATTCATCTGATCAGGCTGCTTTCCCGTACAGATCCCCAGGATGAACAGCTTGTACAAGTGCTTGCGCATTTTGTTCGAATGCCTGTTGCCGACGTGAAAAAATGGTGCCGATTATTCGGTATCAGCAATTCGTTACTTCGCGGCTTGTTAAATCACGCATCCTCCCTTGGGCGCGATGGCTTTGACGAGATAGCGCAGGCGATAAAAAACGGAGATATGCCACCAGCTATTGACTGGTTTTCCATTCGCCCAACCAGGGTGAAAGCATTCCTTAGCGCGGCGCATTCGGCATCACCATTGGCAGAAATGGTTCAGAGGTTGTCGCTCATATTCACAGACCATACCGCGTTGGGTGATCTGACTCTGGACGAGATGAAAGAAGCCTCCATTCAGTGGGCCGATCAACAAAATGAGGTTAACTATGACTTCTTGCCAGCATTCAGGAAGGCCGTTAGTAAAGCTGATGATGCCCGTGGAATTCTGAGGGCATTTAAGGCATTGCAAAGTCAGGTTAATAAACATGTCGGTGATATCGATGGGGTAACGGCGGAAGGCAGGGATATCCTTAAAGAGCACGGCATAACGCCAGAGTTTATTGATGAGATCAGGACTGATATGCAGCGTGAGGTCGTATCGTCCCTGCAAATCGTAGCCAGAGCGTTGGCGGATGCTAATCCGAAGAGTGCGGCCATTGTTAACCGTGTTATTGGTGATATTGAAGCATCGGAGGGCATGGGGGCGCTGAAACTCTTCCTTTCGCGAGCGTTTAATCCTAACGGCAATATTCTCCCCGGCATTATTGGTGAGGCTAAAAAGTATGTCAGCGAAGAAGAACTTGAGCATCTTGACCAACTACTTAAGCGATTCTCATATAACCCGCAGACACGCTGGCAAATGAATCAGCAAAGTATGGGTTCGGTCCACGAGAAAGTGTTATCTGCCATGAACAGTGCGATCGCCAACTCATCCGTATCTGAAGAAAAAGCTCTTGAGTGGGCCGACTCTTTTATCACGGAAGAAGTGGAAGAAGCCCGCGCTGGACAGAATGGTGGGATAGACCTGCGCAAGGAACTTGCTGATATTTATCGCCTGACCGGCGGTAAAATTTCGACCTTATCAAAGGTGGTTCACCACCAGGGAAGGGCATATGCAAATATTAATGGTGTTGTTGCTGTCAATTTGAACGATGAAAATGCAAGTGCACTGTGGCACGAGCTGGGTCATCATCTTGAGTACAGTAACCCTGGTTTGTTAGAGAAAGCCCGGTCATTCCTGAAGGCCAATGTTGAAGGGGATAAGCCATCTTTCGTTAATATCGGTGGGCGTGGCAAGCCTGAATGGTGCTTCAGATCTCGATTGAGTAATATTTATATGGCGAAGGTATACCCGCCAGCCTCAGTAAGTAACACCGGGAAAATTCGGCAGAAATCACCGACTATTTCCAAAACGTCAGCAACGGAAGTATTCTCTATGGCTCTTCAGTTGTATCATGACAAAGAGGCCGCTGCCGCATCACTGATGAATGGTGACGGATTGCTGGAACTGTTATTAGGTGTGGCAAAGGAGCTAAATAATGCAGATTAAAATCGCAGCGCCATTAGGCGGAGATGCCATTATCGAATTTGATGATAATGAAGAAGTTTCCGGGCGTTTAAGCATTATCTCCGGTGACATTACCGAGGACATGATCGCTGAAGCCATAGCTGGGGCAAATCCCAATAGCTATATGGGATTCGTTAACACCCTTGATGCTCCCGCAAGTGATGTTCTCCGAACGCTGCATCTTTACGCTGGCTGGTTTGTTGATTGGCCAGCAGTAGATGGTGGCGATGAGGACGACGACGACGATGATTTTGGTGATCATGTAGACCAGATCGTATATTGAAGAAATCCCGCCGATTGGCGGGATTTTTTTAATCGCTTTCCACTTCTTCCGTGGTGTTTTCTTGCAGTTCTGTTAATGCAGCACGACATAGGTTCCGGGCATTGGCTATAGCCACACTTTTGACTTCATCCGTCATCGTGCAGGTAATGTACTGATCGAGTTCTTCAGCGCGGATGATGCTTTTGCCAATCAGAAACTGTATTTGCCAGAGCAGATCGGCATCCATAATCAGAATTTCTGCCGGGCCTTCAGGGCCAGCCGGGAAGGAAACATAAGACTGTTTGCCCAGGCCGATAACTCGACAACTTGCTTCAAGAATTGCGCGCTTGAGGTCTGACTTTGTAACGGAAACAGGTTGGTTTTCACCAGTGATTATGCCGTTGACATGGAAATGGAAGGGCATGTAGCTTGAAATACGCTCTACTTTCCACACGCCAGCAAGCGATCCTTCATGCAGCACAATGGGGGTAACCGCGAGTTTCATCTCACCATATAACTGCTGGCAGATAGCTGGATTGCTGAATACATCCAAAGGTTCACACTCAAACAGCGGCGCAATCTGCATGAGGTCCATCATGGTCATACCAGGGGGACGAGCAGTAATGAATCTGCGCATGCCAGTATCCATTGTGCGCCAGATAGCTACACCATGCTTTTTGCTCACTTCTTCAGTAAAGCCAAGGTGGCACATGATGGTTTTTTCGATAGCCAGATCAGAGATCGAAACCTTTTCGCCAGGCACACCATCATTATTGATGGTCACTTCGACACTCTGACCATTACGCAGGCGGTATTGAATTGCTTTAGTATTTTCCACGTTAAATCACTCCACTACAAACCAGTCACATGCCAGTAAGTCGCCTACAGAAGGAACCCACGGAACAACTACACCTTGTGCATTTTTTAAGGCGAAATAAGCACCATACGGAACGAGGTCGCCGGGGAAATATCCCTTAATGGCTTCCATTCGTGCCGGGTACTGTCCTTCAGGAACCAGCCAGCAGAATTGGTTTTCGCCGTTCCACCCGCGTCGAGCAACTTTCTTGCCATCCTTCAGCCACATCAGCGCGTCAGAAAAGTCGGCTGCTTCAAGGTCGATTTCTTCTTGTAGAGTAGCGATACCGCCAGCAGAAATAGTTACGTCCCTGGCTGTAATGAATGTCACCCCATTGTGACCTTCAATGCTGAGCGATACCCCATTTTCGAAGAAGTCGTTAGTCCGACTAAAGCCTTCTTCAAATGTTTTTTCTGGTGAATAGGACAGAGATCCGTCCTCATAAGCGACCAGATATCCGCCAATTTCTGGTCGGTGTTTTTGCAAAAACATTTTATCAACATGGACTTTTACCCCTTCTGGCTCAACGACTTCGATGTTGCAAAGAAGGACCACATCCATTAGGGCGATAATTTCGATATCTTTGATTTTTGAGGCGCGAACTGTTTTATGGCTTTTGTATTTTGGAAGTGCCGTCAAAAGCTCTTTCGTTGTCATGTTATTCATAGTCTTTCCTCTGCTTAAAACCTGATGTCTTGCGCCTTCAGGTGGGTCAGGAATGTTTTCCCACCAGCGAAAGCAATATCTCGGGGTGTTCTTTTCGTGAAAAGCGCGTGCCATTGCCAACTTTGGCGTTTGTTTGCGAGTTCGTGCTTTTGTCGGCGTCTGGACCACCGCTTTTCTTTCAGTCGTTTTTTACACATTCAAAACGGAATATCGTCGTCAAAGTCCATTGGAGGTTCGTTATTGGCGTTGCTCTGAGGTTTACCGCCACCGCTGTATTGCTGGTGGTTTTGAGGTTGGTTTGATTGCCCCCAGCCATTTGAGGACTGTGAATCGTCACGGCGAGCGCCGATCATTTGCATGGTGCCGCCCTGGCTGACGATAATTTCCGTCGTGTAACGTTCTACACCGGCGTCATCTGTCCACTTACGGGTTTTAAGTTTCCCTTCGATGTAGACCTGAGAACCTTTTCGTAAATATTCACTCGCAATTTCAGCAAGTTTTCCGAACAAAACGACTTTATGCCATTCTGTTTGCTCTTTCTGTTGGCCCGTTTGCTTGTCGCGCCATGATTCATTCGTTGCGATGCTGAGTCTTCCGACCGCTCCGCCATTTGGTATATACCTGATCTCCGGGTCTTGCCCCAGGGTACCAATCAGGATGACTTTGTTTACACCGCGTTGTGCCACTTATCTTACCTAATAAAATAAATTAATTAGAGCAATAATGTATATCTTTGAAACGTAGCTAACAAGTGATTTGCATTATCCTGTGCCTTCTAAAGGGATCGAGTCAGTCGGTATTGGCTGTGAATGGGTGTTTGTCCTGGAGCGTAAAAAATTCGCTTATGAGGTCTTTATGAAGGGAAAAACAGCCGCAGGAGGCGGTGCAATTTGCGCTATCGCGGTGATGATTACCATCGTGATGGGTAATGGCAATGTGCGAACCAACCAGGCGGGGCTTGAGCTTATCGGAAACGCTGAAGGTTGCCGACGTGATCCATACATGTGCCCGGCGGGTGTATGGACTGACGGGATTGGTAATACACACGGGGTAACGCCTGGCGTGCGAAAAACCGACCAGCAAATCGCCGCTGATTGGGAAAAGAATATCCTGATCGCTGAACGCTGTATTAACCAGCACTTCCGGGGCAAAGACATGCCCGATAATGCCTTCAGCGCAATGACAAGCGCGGCATTCAATATGGGATGCAATAGTTTACGGACCTACTACAGCAAAGCGCGAGGCATGCGAGTCGAAACGTCCATCCACAAGTGGGCGCAGAAAGGGGAATGGGTGAATATGTGTAACCATCTCCCTGATTTCGTGAACAGTAACGGCGTCCCCCTGCCCGGGTTAAAGATTCGCCGTGAAAAAGAACGCCAGCTTTGCCTGACGGGGCTGATCAATGAATAAACTCCGGCAGCTCCGCCGACTTTCGACAATGAAGTTATCGCTGGCGGCGATAGTTTTCGACTCGATTTTCATGGCGGTATATGTGCTCAATGAGACGTGGCCACTGGAACCGCTATTATATGCCGGGCTTCGGCTGTGCCTGACATTTTTGAGCATGGCTGCAAGATTGATGCAGCAGAAAGAAACCGCTTCAGATTGCCCACGTCGCGCGGTGCGCAAATATATGGCACGCAGACGAAGGCGATAATAGTTAACGATAACCCCGGCAGCCGCCGGGGTTATTTTTGATGGTTATTTAAACGGGTTGATTGAATTATTAAACGTGATGATGCTTGTCTCACGCGGTGCCTGGATGTTAGCCGCTTGCGGAACCTCCTTAATTTTCTTGGTGACAGGCAAGTTGCGTGCGCCAACTTTGATCAGAGATTCGAAAAGCGTGGCCACGATTTTTGCATCACCAGGTTCTTTGAGGCGGAATGCGTCTTTTTGGGCGGCGGAGACGAAAATCGGGAGGTTATCCAGTTCGTCTTGCATCGCTGCCAGCACATCGTCGCGGATACCCGCTGTTTTCTCCAGCAAAGCGATTCGCGCTTCAGCATCTGCGATCTTGGCCATTGCTTCGAGGTGGCGGCCCTGGCTTTCGAGTAGTGCGGTTTCCAGTTCTGCCGTACGCTCTGTCGCCTCCACCATCATTTCCAGTTCAGCCATTTTGCCGTAATGGGATATAACTGCCTGCACTGACTCGTCGGAGTACCCATGCGCCGCCAGGGACTCTGCCAGTAGAGATTTAGAATCCGCGCTTTCAAACATTCCGGCGCTGGCAGGATGATCCAGACTGATATAGTTCGGCGTTGTCACATAATCCACACCATGGAAGCTGGTGGTTACAGCGATTTTCCCGGACTCACGCCCGCCAGTGGCCCAGCTCCAGCCACCAGCTCGGCTTTCGATCATCGCGGCGACAATTTTACCCGGCTCTGTGTTAAGAATTTCCTGTGTATGGGTAACGATGCCGTTGTCGTCAACAGATATAGCCACTGTGCGGCACGCTGGAACATTGTCGATTACGACCGGGCGACCTTCCACCATGATCACGCTGGTTTCTGGTACTTCCAGTTTGCCGGTCAGCTGTCGGCGACCGTGACCGTAATAGCCGAAAAGCTCACCAAGGCGTAAACCTTCCTGAGTTTCCTTGCTTTCAAGCATGGTCTTTACCGCGCTTAATGCATACTGTCGCCCGTTCTGGCGACCTTTTCGAGCATTGCTATAGAGACAAAAGCGGTCAGTGACCGTTTTCAAAACATCAGTCATTATCGTTTCCCTCTTTAAAGACCGATTCAAGGATTTGCGCCAGTTCCTGTGGCGGTGTTTTGATGATGGAATCCATCAGGTGATCGTCGTCCTCGCTTTTCGCTTTCAGTTCGTTCACCAGTGCTTCAGAGATTTTTTCGTCAATCTCCAGCACATCGCTGAACAGGTAACGTTTGAATGCATCGGAATTAGCGAGGACGCTGTTATTGCTGACGGCATCGAGGATTTGCGTAACTATGGTGGCGTAGTTCGCCTGCGAGTCGCGGTTATCGTTGTGCTCTTGTTGCAGAGCGGTATTAACGGAGTGGAATTCGATTTTGTACGGGCGATCACCTTCCGGGTATACCTTGCCGTACTTGAAAGCAAGATGAATATCGATAGCCCGCTGAATGAACTCTTCTACGCCCTGCTGGATCCATGAGGCGCGCATGGCGGCCTGAATTGCCGTGCGCAGGAATCCACCTTCGCCAAGCCCGCCGGACATTTGATCTGCCCACCCCAGGAGGGTGTAATCGAGGCCAAGTGCTGCCGCCAGCTGGCGCATATAGGTGAGAATGTCTTCAATGCCGTTGATGTCAGCCTGGATGGTCTGAGTATCAATAGTCATCTGTCCCTTGCCGTCGCCCATAATAGGCAGCAGGGTATTGGTCACCGTAGGCATGTTATTCGCGCCACGTGCGCGTCTTTCCATCAGGTCAGCTGCTCGTTTAAGCGTCTGAGTAATGGTGCGCGAATAATCGGCTGCTTTAACCGGATCCAGACTATTCATCGCCAGGCCGATGATTCGGTCAATTTTCGACGCATTAAAACGCGTTGCTTTCAGCGAGCGGATCGCTGAACGCAGATTCATGTACGGCTCGTAAGCGTATTCGAGCAAGCTGGTCCCGTAATTCTGGGTTTCAATCGGCGTGCGCTCTTCCGGATTATCCAGCAAGCTGTATGCTTTATGGCCAGTGTGCACAGGCATAAGGTTTGACTTAGGCCGCCAGTAGGGGATTTTCATAGGGATAATGGCCCACGGATCGGCGAAAACCATTTTCCCTGACGCGTCCTTCAGATAATCGCCGCTAAATCCCGCCAGGTTGCCGCTGACCTCGAACTCTTTGATGAAGCTCGGAAGGGTGTAATAGGAGCACTCAAAAGACGTGATCCCTATGCCTTCTTTGGCGTATGGCCTGACATAAGCCACCCCAAATACAGACATGATAAATGCCCATCCGGCGACCTCTTTGTTGATGGTTCGCCCGATGTCGTTCATCAGCTCGTCACACAACGCCTGAGCGGCGTCATAGTCACTATCGTTTCCGTTGTGTACCGGCACGATAGAGAAGGTTTGTCCGGTCTTCTTATCGAAAGAGAGCGCGTGCGTAATATGGATGTTCAGCGCGGTGGCGATCGTGCTGTAAACCGCCATCTCTTCGAGTAGCGGATAGCGTTGCAAGCGATCTTCCGGAAGTTGAACTTCATCAAAGATAAAGCGACTTCCGTCCACCAGCCCATCGCCAGCCATGCCACTATCGCCCGGTTTGCCGCCTAAGAAGCCCGACAGTTGTACCGGTGCCCCTGCGCGAGAAAACAAATACCCACTTCCGCCGTGCACAGCCAGCGCGGACAGGAGGATGTTGTCCCGTTCTCCGTTGTCTTTAAAAACCCCCGCCAGCGCCTTCCTGACCGAGGATAGCGTGATTTTATTGTCTGCCAAGATTGCACCTTAATTAGAATAATTCGCATCGTGTTTGAACGGAATTTAACACTAGTCACTTGTTAAGGATTACCAATGAACAAGCTATCTATGGGGGTGTTTCGCTGTTCAAGTGTCAGCGAAATATTGAAATACATTAGGGCAATAACATCTCACCGAGCGCCGATTAAATACGGCGTGGAAAAGGTGGAAGGCAAAAGCTATGACCGACTGCGCCGTGAGGCGAATCAGAAGGCGATAGATTTGCTTAATTCGCTGGTGGACGGCGCGACACTGACAGATGAACAGCGCCAGATCCTGGCTGGGTACACCGGTGAAGGCGGCATTGGCGGGTCCGTCTCCGAATATTACACACCAAAGCCGATCGCTGAAGGTGTCTGGGAGATCATGAAGCTCTACGGCGCGGACGTAGGTAACACTCTGGAACCATCGGCGGGAACCGGCGTTTTTAATGAGACAAAACCGGTTGGTACGGTGATGACCGCGACTGAGATCAGCAGTGTTTCCGGTCGTATAAACCAGCTGTTACATCCGGAAGACAGCGTACAGATTTCCCCGTTCGAACAACTGGCTGTAAGCACGCCTAACGATTCATTCGACCATGTTGTGGGTAACGTTCCGTTCGGTGGTCGTGATAACACACGCAACATCGATAAGCCTTACGCAGAAGAAACGGACATGGGGTCTTACTTCATGCTCCGCATGTTGGACAAGATAAAGCCTGGCGGATTCATGTGCGTGATTGTGCCGCCGTCCATTGTTTCAGGTTCAAACATGAAGCGGTTACGCCTGCGCCTATCACGGAAAGCTGAATTTCTTGGTGCTCACCGCTTGCCTACCGGTACTTTTGACGCAAACGGGACCAGTACAGTTGTTGATGTGGTGCTGATGCGCAAACATCCGGCAGAGATGGCTGAGAAAATCCCCCTGGTGGATGAAAGCACTCTTGAATCGGCAAATGTGCTTTGGCCAACGTTTATTTCTGGCAAGTGGTTTGAAAAGGATGGCCGCCGGTTTGTTCATGGCACCCAGGAAAAGGGCTTCCAGGGGCGTATTGAGGTTCGTGCCGACGGTCAGATTGATAACCAGGCTCTTAAAGCGAAGCTGATTCATCGTTTCGAAAGCCGTATCGACTGGTCTTTGCTCGATATGGCTGAACCGTCACCGACCGCAGACGTTGTTGGTGAAGGGGAAATGCGCCTGATTAATGGCGTATGGCAAAAATATGCTGGTGGTCGCTGGATTGAATCTGATGCCGGGAAGGAGCTGAAGATTGATGTTGCCAGTTATGGCGCGGACAGCTGGGAGGCTCTTCAGCGTAACCTGACTACAACAGAAGGCCGTCTCGGTATGACATTTACCCAGATGGGGTCGTCTCAGAATTCGGAAAATAAAGCACGCTAAGGCGTAGTCACCCCGTGACTCCCCCGCGCCGATGCAGCGAGCTTCGTTCCGTCTTGCAGTGACGCAATCAGCGGGCAGGAAACGTTCCCTTTCCGCGCATGGCAGGCGCACACCAGTTCAGACAGCACGGCCTCCATGCGTGCCAAGTCGGCCATCTTCTCGCGCACATCCTTGAGCTTGTGCTCGGCCAGGCCGCTGGCTTCCTCGCAATGGGTGCCATCCTCCAGCCGCAGTAGCTCGGCGATTTCGTCCAGGCTAAAGCCCAGCCGCTGGGCCGATTTCACGAACCGCACTCGTGTTACATCCGCCTCGCCATAGCGGCGAATGCTGCCATAGGGCTTGTCTGGCTCCGGCAGCAGGCCCTTGCGCTGGTAGAACCGGATGGTCTCCACATTGACCCCGGCCGCCTTGGCAAAAACGCCAATGGTCAGATTCTCAAAATTAATTTGCATATCGCTTGACTCCGTACATAACTACGGAAGTAAGCTTAAGCTATCCAAACCAAATTTGAAAGGACAAGCGTATGTCTGAACCACAAAAGTCTGAACCACAAAACGGGCGCGGCGCGCTCTTCGCCGGTGGGCTGGCCGCCATTCTTGCGTCGGCCTGCTGCCTGGGGCCGCTGGTTTTGATCGCCTTGGGGTTCAGCGGGGCATGGATCGGCAACCTGACGGTGCTGGAACCCTATCGCCCGATCTTCATCGGCGCAGCGCTGGTCGCGCTGTTTTTCGCCTGGCGGCGCATCTACCGCCCGGCGCAAGCCTGCAAACCGGGTGAGGTCTGCGCGATTCCCCAAGTGCGAGCTACTTACAAGCTCATTTTCTGGATCGTGGCCGCGCTGGTCCTGGTCTCGCTCGGATTTCCCTACGTCATGCCATTTTTCTATTAATCACAGGAGTTCATCATGAAAAAACTGTTTGCCGCCCTCGCCCTCGCTGCCGTTGTTGCCCCCGTGTGGGCCGCCACCCAGACCGTCACGCTGTCCGTGCCTGGCATGACCTGCGCCTCTTGCCCGATCACTGTCAAGCACGCGCTTTCCAAGGTTGAGGGCGTGAGCAAGACCGACGTAAGTTTCGACAAGCGCCAGGCCGTCGTCACCTTCGACGATGCCAAGACCAACGTCCAGAAGTTGACCAAGGCGACCGAGGACGCGGGCTATCCGTCCAGCCTCAAACGCTGATCCGTTAACCGAACTCGGGAGCGACACATGGGACTCATCACGCGCATCGCTGGCAAAACCGGCGCGCTCGGCAGCGTCGTTTCCGCGATGGGCTGCGCCGCCTGTTTTCCTGCCATCGCCAGCTTTGGCGCGGCCATCGGACTGGGCTTCTTGAGCCAGTACGAGGGGCTATTCATTGGCATCCTGCTGCCGATGTTCGCCGGCATCGCGTTACTCGCCAATGCTATCGCTTGGCTCAATCATCGACAGTGGCGACGCACGGCGCTCGGCACGATAGGCCCGATCTTGGTGCTGGCAGCGGTGTTTTTAATGCGGGCTTACGGCTGGCAGAGCGGTGGACTGCTCTATGTCGGCCTGGCCTTGATGGTTGGGGTGTCGGTCTGGGATTTCATCTCGCCAGCACATCGCCGCTGCGGGCCGGACAGCTGTGAATTGCCAGAACAACGTGGCTGACGGCAACAGCCGTAGCCACCACAGAAAAGGAAAAATACATGACCACCCTGAAAATCACCGGGATGACCTGCGACTCGTGCGCGGCTCACGTCAAGGAAGCCTTGGAGAAAGTGCCCGGCGTGCAATCGGCGCTGGTGTCCTATCCGAAGGGCACAGCGCAACTCGCCATTGAGGCGGGCACGTCATCGGATGCGCTGACTACCGCCGTGGCCGGACTGGGCTACGAGGCAACGCTTGCCGATGCGCCACCGACGGACAACCGCGCCGGCCTGCTCGACAAGATGCGCGGCTGGATAGGGGCCGCTGATAAGCCCAGTGGCAACGAACGCCCGTTGCAGGTCGTCGTCATTGGTAGCGGTGGAGCCGCGATGGCGGCAGCACTGAAGGCCGTCGAGCAAGGCGCGCAGGTCACGCTGATTGAGCGCGGCACCATCGGCGGCACCTGCGTCAACGTCGGTTGTGTGCCGTCCAAGATCATGATCCGCGCCGCCCACATCGCCCATCTGCGCCGGGAAAGCCCATTCGACGGCGGCATGCCACCCACACCGCCGACGATCTTGCGCGAGCGGCTGCTGGCCCAGCAGCAGGCCCGTGTCGAAGAACTCCGTCATGCCAAGTACGAAGGCATCCTGGACGGCAATTCAGCCATCACCGTTCTGCACGGTGAAGCGCGTTTCAAGGACGACCAGAGCCTTATCGTTAGTTTGAACGAGGGTGGCGAGCGCGTCGTGATGTTCGACCGCTGCCTGGTCGCCACGGGTGCCAGCCCGGCGGTCCCGCCGATTCCGGGCTTGAAAGAGTCACCCTACTGGACTTCCACCGAGGCCCTGGCGAGCGACACCATTCCCGAACGCCTTGCCGTAATCGGCTCGTCGGTGGTGGCGCTGGAGCTGGCGCAAGCCTTTGCCCGGCTGGGCAGCAAGGTCACGGCCCTGGCGCGCAATACCTTGTTCTTCCGTGAAGACCCGGCCATCGGCGAGGCGGTGACAGCCGCTTTCCGTGCCGAGGGCATCGAGGTGCTGGAGCACACGCAAGCCAGCCAGGTCGCCCATATGGACGGTGAATTCGTGCTGACCACCACGCACGGTGAATTGCGCGCCGACAAGCTGCTGGTCGCCACCGGCCGGACACCGAACACGCGCAGCCTGGCATTGGAAGCGGCGGGGGTAGCCGTCAATGCGCAGGGGGCCATCGTCATCGACAAGGGCATGCGCACCAGTAGCCCGAACATCTACGCGGCCGGCGACTGCACCGACCAGCCGCAGTTCGTCTATGTGGCGGCAGCGGCCGGCACTCGTGCGGCGATCAACATGACTGGCGGCGATGCGGCCCTGGACCTGACCGCAATGCCGGCCGTGGTGTTCACCGACCCGCAGGTCGCCACCGTGGGCTACAGCGAGGCGGAAGCACATCACGACGGGATCGAGACCGACAGTCGCCTGCTAACACTGGATAACGTGCCGCGTGCGCTTGCCAACTTCGACACACGCGGCTTCATCAAGCTGGTCATCGAGGAAGGTAGCGGACGGCTCATCGGCGTGCAAGCGGTGGCCCCGGAAGCGGGTGAACTGATCCAGACGGCGGTGCTCGCCATTCGCAACCGTATGACCGTGCAGGAACTGGCCGACCAATTGTTCCCCTACCTGACCATGGTCGAAGGGCTGAAGCTCGCGGCGCAGACCTTCAGCAAGGACGTGAAGCAGCTTTCGTGCTGCGCCGGATGAGGAAAAGGAGGTGTTCAATGAGCGCCTACACAGTGTCCCGGCTGGCCCTTGATGCCGGGGTGAGCGTGCATATCGTGCGCGACTACCTGCTGCGCGGATTGCTACGGCCGGTCGCGTACACCACGGGCGGCTACGGCTTGTTCGATGACACCGCGTTGCAACGGCTGCGCTTTGTACGGGCTGCCTTCGAAGCGGGTATCGGCCTGGACGCACTGGCGCGGCTGTGCCGGGCGCTGGATGCTGCGGACGGTGACGGTGCGTCTGCGCAGCTTGCCGTGTTGCGGCAACTCGTCGAGCGTCGGCGCGAGGCCCTGGCCAGCCTCGAAATGCAACTGGCCGCCATGCCAACCGAACCGGCACAGCACGCGGAGAGTCTGCCATGAACAGCCCAGAGCACTTGCCGTCTGAGACGCACAAACCGATCACCGGCTACTTGTGGGGCGCGCTGGCCGTGCTCACCTGTCCCTGCCATTTGCCGATTCTCGCCATTGTGCTAGCCGGCACGACGGCCGGCGCGTTCATCGGGGAGCACTGGGGTATTGCAGCCCTCACGCTGACCGGCTTGTTTGTCCTGTCTGTGACGCGGCTGCTGCGGGCCTTCAAGGGAAGATCATGACCGCTTCCCAGCCAGCCGAGAGTGGGCAGCTTTGAGCTTCGCTACCAATCTGGAGGAGTACCACCATGAACGCAAACGCCCCGAACACTGCCAGTTGCACCACCTGCTGCGTATGCTGCAAAGAAATTCCGCTCGATGCCGCCTTCACCCCGGAAGGCGCGGAATACGTCGAACATTTCTGCGGGCTGGATTGCTATGAACGCTTCCAGGCACGCGCCAAGGCCGCGACAGAATCTGACATTGCGCCTGTCCCTGGCGGTTCGCAGCCGTCAGATTGAGGCATACCCTAACTTGATGTCAGATGCCATGTGTCATTTTCAGAAGACGACTGCACCAGTTGATTGGGCGTAATGGCTGTTGTGCAGCCAGCTCCTGACAGTTCAATATCAGAAGTGATCTGCACCAATCTCGACTATGCTCAATACTCGTGTGCACCAAAGCGAGGTGAGCATGGCGACGGAGGCTCTGTTGCAAAGATTGGCGGCAGTCAGAGGTAGGCTGTCGCTCTGCGCCGATCAGGCGGCTGCTGCGAAATGGTGGTTGAGCATGCCCATGGCCTCCGTCAGCGCCGAGGGCCCAATGCCAAAAGCTCTCTCCACAAGGCGCACCTCGCCCCTGATGCCGGGCTGCAGGCACCAGGGGCGAGCCTGTCCTTTGCGCAGGGCTCGCATGACTTCGAATCCCTTGATCGTGGCATAGGCCGTGGGGATCGATTTGAAACCGCGCACCGGCTTGATCAGTATCTTGAGCTTTCCGTGATCGGCCTCGATCACGTTATTGAGATACTTCACCTGCCGGTGGGCCGTCTCCCGGTCCAGCTTTCCTTCGCGCTTCAATTCGGTGATCGCTGCACCATAGCTCGGCGCTTTGTCGGTATTGAGCGTGGCAGGCTTTTCCCAGTGCTTCAGGCCTCGCAGGGCCTTGCCCAGGAACCGCTTCGCTGCCTTGGCGCTGCGGGTCGGCGACAGGTAGAAATCGATCGTGTCGCCCCGCTTGTCGACTGCCCGGTACAGGTAGGTCCACTTGCCCCGCACCTTGACGTAGGTTTCATCCAGGCGCCAGCTCGGATCAAAGCCACGCCGCCAGAACCAGCGCAGCCGCTTCTCCATCTCCGGGGCGTAGCACTGGACCCAGCGATAGATCGTCGTATGGTCGACCGAAATGCCGCGTTCCGCCAGCATTTCCTCAAGGTCGCGATAGCTGATCGGATAGCGACAATACCAGCGCACCGCCCACAGGATCACATCACCCTGGAAATGGCGCCACTTGAAATCCGTCATCGTTCCGTCCGTCCAATCTCCGCCAAGCATGCTCAAGCTTCACGATTTTTGCAACAGAGCCCACACGAGTATTGAGCATAGTCGAGATTGGTGCAGATCACTTCTGATATTGAACTGTCAGGAGCTGGCTGCACAACAGCCATTACGCCCAATCAACTGGTGCAGTCGTCTTCTGAAAATGACATTTGGTATCTCTCATAAACGGATGTTTTTGAGAGAACTATCTTCGGCCTTCACACGCACGAAAGGCGGCGAAGCTCCGCCGTTAATCCGTCCGCCGGAGATCTCGCCCAGGCAGGCTGAAGGCCGAGCAAGCCTGACAGGCCCGAAAAGCCCGGCACGGGCGTCGGCGGCGATGACGGCGGCGGCATTATCCAGGGTTGATGATGGAAGTGGAGGATATCGACAACCTCTCGCGCAACCAAGACATCGCGGTCGGACTGCAAGTGATCTTGAAGCCACGGGCCCGTCCCACCCCGACATGGACCTCGATGCCCGAACGGACGTTAGATTTCGAGTTCTAGGCGTTCTGCGATGAAGGTTGGATCCCAGCCGGGATTGAAAGTGTCGACGTGGGTGAATCCGAGCCGCTCGTATAGGCCACGCAGGTTCGGGTGGCAGTCGAGCCGCAGCTTGGCGCACCCCTGCGTTCGCGCGGCATGGCGGCAAGCCTCGATCAGCGCGGAGCTGACACCCCGGCCCGCATGTGTCCGTCGCACCGCGAGCTTGTGCAGATATGCGGCCTCCCCCTTGAGGGCGTCGGGCCAGAACTCGGGATCCTCGGCCGACAAGGTGCAACAGCCGACGATGCCGTCGCTGCAACTCGCGACTAGGAGCTCGGATCTCAGGACGAAGGTCTCCGCGAATGTCCGGTCGATCCGCGCGACGTCCCAGGCGGGCGTTCCCTTGGCGGACATCCACGCCGCAGCGTCGTGCATCAGCCGCACAACCTCGTCGATATCACCCGAGCAGGCGACCCGAACGTTCGGAGGCTCCTCGCTGTCCATTCGCTCCCCTGGCGCGGTATGAACCGCCGCCTCATAGTGCAGTTTGATCCTGACGAGCCCAGCATGTCTGCGCCCACCTTCGCGGAACCTGACCAGGGTCCGCTAGCGGGCGGCCGGAAGGTGAATGCTAGGCATGATCTAACCCTCGGTCTCTGGCGTCGCGACTGCGAAATTTCGCGAGGGTTTCCGAGAAGGTGATTGCGCTTCGCAGATCTCCAGGCGCGTGGGTGCGGACGTAGTCAGCGCCATTGCCGATCGCGTGAAGTTCCGCCGCAAGGCTCGCTGGACCCAGATCCTTTACAGGAAGGCCAACGGTGGCGCCCAAGAAGGATTTCCGCGACACCGAGACCAATAGCGGAAGCCCCAACGCCGACTTCAGCTTTTGAAGGTTCGACAGCACGTGCAGCGATGTTTCCGGTGCGGGGCTCAAGAAAAATCCCATCCCCGGATCGAGGATGAGCCGGTCGGCAGCGACCCCGCTCCGTCGCAAGGCGGAAACCCGCGCCTCGAAGAACCGCACAATCTCGTCGAGCGCGTCTTCGGGTCGAAGGTGACCGGTGCGGGTGGCGATGCCATCCCGCTGCGCTGAGTGCATAACCACCAGCCTGCAGTCCGCCTCAGCAATATCGGGATAGAGCGCAGGGTCAGGAAATCCTTGGATATCGTTCAGGTAGCCCACGCCGCGCTTGAGCGCATAGCGCTGGGTTTCCGGTTGGAAGCTGTCGATTGAAACACGGTGCATCTGATCGGACAGGGCGTCTAAGAGCGGCGCAATACGTCTGATCTCATCGGCCGGCGATACAGGCCTCGCGTCCGGATGGCTGGCGGCCGGTCCGACATCCACGACGTCTGATCCGACTCGCAGCATTTCGATCGCCGCGGTGACAGCGCCGGCGGGGTCTAGCCGCCGGCTCTCATCGAAGAAGGAGTCCTCGGTGAGATTCAGAATGCCGAACACCGTCACCATGGCGTCGGCCTCCGCAGCGACTTCCACGATGGGGATCGGGCGAGCAAAAAGGCAGCAATTATGAGCCCCATACCTACAAAGCCCCACGCATCAAGCTTTTGCCCATGAAGCAACCAGGCAATGGCTGTAATTATGACGACGCCGAGTCCCGACCAGACTGCATAAGCAACACCGACAGGGATGGATTTCAGAACCAGAGAAAGAAAATAAAATGCGATGCCATAACCGATTATGACAACGGCGGAAGGGGCAAGCTTAGTAAAGCCCTCGCTAGATTTTAATGCGGATGTTGCGATTACTTCGCCAACTATTGCGATAACAAGAAAAAGCCAGCCTTTCATGATATATCTCCCAATTTGTGTAGGGCTTATTATGCACGCTTAAAAATAATAAAAGCAGACTTGACCTGATAGTTTGGCTGTGAGCAATTATGTGCTTAGTGCATCTAACGCTTGAATTAAGCCGCGCCGCGAAGCGGCGTCGGCTTGAATGAATTGTTAGACATCATTGGCTGGCACCAAGCAGTTTAACTGCTTCATACTTCACGAATTTAATGAGCGCCGCCACCTGATCCGCACGAGCGGGCAAATAATCTTCTTCTTGCCCAAGATAAGCCCGCTTGGCATTCAACAGGATGGGCTGATGTTGAGCTGGCAAGCGTGCCATTGCCCAAGTGGCAGCAACATCCTTTGGCGCGATCTTGCCGGTTGCTGCGGTGTACCAGATACGAGACAAAGTAAGCACTACATTCCGCTCATCGCCCGCCCAATCTGGCGGCGAGTTCCATAGCTTCAGAGTATCGGCCAGTGCCTTGAATAGATCGCTTTCTGGGACTGAGCTGAAGAGATCCTTCGCTGCTGAACCTGCCAAGACGACGCTATGTTGCTTTGCCTTTGTTAGCAGAATCGCCAAGTCAGAATCGGTTGTGGCGGGCTCGAAGATGCCCGCAAGGATGTCTTTGCGCTGCCACTCTCCGAACTGCAGTTCCCGCCTGGCCGGATAACGCCAAGGTACGATGTCACTGTGCACGACGATGGTCACTTCCAAGGCGCGGAGTGCCTTGTTTTGGCCAGGGGAAGCTGAAACCTCCAAGAGATCGACGAGCAGGGCTTGCCGCACGGCATCATTGAGCGGTGCAGCTACAGTCACCAGCAAATCAATATCACTGTACGGTTTCAATCCGCCATCCAGTGCGGAGCCGTACAAATGCACGGCCAGCAACGTCGACTCCAAGTGGCGCCCGATGACGTTGAGTGCTTGTGATAGTTGCACCGAAATCTCGGCGGGCACTTTTTCACTCATGATGTCTAACTTTGTTTTAGGGCGACTGCCCTGCTGCGTAACATCGTTGCTGCTCCATAACATCAAACATCGACCCACGGCGTAACGCGCTTGCTGCTTGGATGCCCGAGGCATAGACTGTACAAAAAAACAGTCATAACAAGCCATGAAAACCGCCACTGCGCCGTTACCACCGCTGCGTTCGGTCAAGGTTCTGGACCAGTTGCGTGAGCGCATACGCTACTTGCATTACAGTTTACGAACCGAACAGGCTTATGTCAACTGGGTTCGTGCCTTCATCCGTTTCCACGGTGTGCGTCACCCGGCAACCTTGGGCAGCAGCGAAGTCGAGGCATTTCTGTCCTGGCTGGCGAACGAGCGCAAGGTTTCGGTCTCCACGCATCGTCAGGCATTGGCGGCCTTGCTGTTCTTCTACGGCAAGGTGCTGTGCACGGATCTGCCCTGGCTTCAGGAGATCGGAAGACCTCGGCCGTCGCGGCGCTTGCCGGTGGTGCTGACCCCGGATGAAGTGGTTCGCATCCTCGGTTTTCTGGAAGGCGAGCATCGTTTGTTCGCCCAGCTTCTGTATGGAACGGGCATGCGGATCAGTGAGGGTTTGCAACTGCGGGTCAAGGATCTGGATTTCGATCACGGCACGATCATCGTGCGGGAGGGCAAGGGCTCCAAGGATCGGGCCTTGATGTTACCCGAGAGCTTGGCACCCAGCCTGCGCGAGCAGCTGTCGCGTGCACGGGCATGGTGGCTGAAGGACCAGGCCGAGGGCCGCAGCGGCGTTGCGCTTCCCGACGCCCTTGAGCGGAAGTATCCGCGCGCCGGGCATTCCTGGCCGTGGTTCTGGGTTTTTGCGCAGCACACGCATTCGACCGATCCACGGAGCGGTGTCGTGCGTCGCCATCACATGTATGACCAGACCTTTCAGCGCGCCTTCAAACGTGCCGTAGAACAAGCAGGCATCACGAAGCCCGCCACACCGCACACCCTCCGCCACTCGTTCGCGACGGCCTTGCTCCGCAGCGGTTACGACATTCGAACCGTGCAGGATCTGCTCGGCCATTCCGACGTCTCTACGACGATGATTTACACGCATGTGCTGAAAGTTGGCGGTGCCGGAGTGCGCTCACCGCTTGATGCGCTGCCGCCCCTCACTAGTGAGAGGTAGGGCAGCGCAAGTCAATCCTGGCGGATTCACTACCCCTGCGCGAAGGCCATCGGTGCCGCATCGAACGGCCGGTTGCGGAAAGTCCTCCCTGCGTCCGCTGATGGCCGGCAGCAGCCCGTCGTTGCCTGATGGATCCAACCCCTCCGCTGCTATAGTGCAGTCGGCTTCTGACGTTCAGTGCAGCCGTCTTCTGAAAACGACACCATGTGCAAACGATGTCAGAATAGAGTTAAATTTCCTATTGATTGACATATTCCGTCAAAGGTAATAGATTTCATCCTGACACTTTTGCCTTTGGAGGCATCTTGCAAGGTCAACGCATCGGCTATGTCCGCGTCAGCAGCTTCGACCAGAACCCGGAACGGCAATTGGAGGGTGTTCAGGTGGCGCGGGTGTTCACCGACAAGGCTTCTGGCAAGGACACCCAGCGTCCCGAGCTGGAAAGGCTGCTGGCCTTCGTCCGCGAGGGCGACACCGTGGTGGTGCATAGCATGGACAGGCTGGCACGCAACCTTGATGACCTGCGCCGCATCGTCCAAGGGCTGACACAACGGGGCGTGCGCATGGAGTTCGTCAAAGAAGGGCTGAAGTTCACCGGCGAGGACTCACCGATGGCCAATCTGATGCTGTCGGTCATGGGAGCCTTCGCTGAGTTCGAGCGCGCCCTGATCCGCGAACGTCAGCGCGAGGGAATCGTGCTGGCCAAGCAGCGCGGTGCCTACCGGGGACGAAAGAAATCGCTGAACAGCGAACAAATTGCCGAGTTGAAACGGCGAGTTGCGGCAGGCGACCAAAAAACCTTGGTGGCCCGTGACTTCGGCATCAGCCGCGAAACCTTGTACCAGTACCTGCGGGAAGACTGACCATGCCACGCCGCTCAATCCTGTCCGCCACCGAGCGCGAAAGCCTGCTGGCACTGCCAGATGCCAAAGACGAACTGATACGGCACTACACGTTCAACGAAACCGACCTGTCGGTGATCCGTCAGCGTCGCGGCGCCGCGAATCGATTGGGCTTCGCTGTGCAGCTTTGCTACTTGCGATTCCCTGGCACCTTTTTGGGCGTCGATGAGCCTCCGTTTCCGCCCCTGTTGCGCATGGTGGCCGCGCAACTCAAGATGCCAGTGGAAAGTTGGAGCGAGTACGGCCAGCGCGAACAGACACGGCGGGAGCACTTGGTCGAGCTGCAAACGGTTTTTGGGTTCAAGCCCTTCACCATGAGCCACTATCGGCAAGCCGTGCATACATTGACCGAGCTGGCCTTGCAGACCGACAAAGGCATCGTGCTGGCGAGCGCACTTGTCGAGAATCTGCGGCGGCAGAGCATTATCCTGCCCGCCATGAATGCCATCGAGCGCGCAAGCGCCGAGGCCATCACCCGTGCCAACCGACGCATTTACGCGGCGCTGACCGATTCTTTGTTATCACCCCACCGTCAGCGCCTGGACGAACTTCTCAAGCGCAAGGACGGCAGTAAAGTGACGTGGCTGGCATGGCTGCGCCAGTCGCCTGCCAAACCGAACTCTCGCCACATGCTCGAACATATTGAGCGCCTGAAATCCTGGCAAGCACTTGATCTGCCCGCAGGCATCGAGCGGCAGGTTCACCAGAACCGCCTGCTCAAAATCGCTCGTGAAGGTGGCCAGATGACGCCTGCTGATCTGGCAAAGTTCGAGGTGCAACGACGCTATGCCACGCTGGTAGCGCTGGCCATCGAAGGCATGGCCACCGTCACCGATGAAATCATCGACCTTCACGATCGCATCATCGGCAAGCTGTTCAACGCGGCCAAGAACAAGCATCAGCAGCAGTTCCAGGCTTCCGGCAAGGCGATCAACGACAAGGTGCGGATGTATGGGCGCATCGGTCAAGCGTTGATTGAGGCCAAGCAAAGCGGCAGCGATCCGTTCGCCGCCATCGAGGCCGTTATGCCCTGGGACACCTTCGCCGCCAGCGTCACCGAAGCGCAAACATTGGCGCGGCCTGCCGACTTTGATTTCCTGCACCACATCGGTGAAAGCTATGCCACGCTACGCCGCTACGCGCCGCAGTTCCTGGGCGTGCTCAAATTGCGGGCTGCGCCCGCCGCCAAGGGTGTGCTCGATGCCATCGACATGCTGCGCGGCATGAACAGCGACAGCGCGCGCAAGGTGCCCGCCGATGCGCCAACCGCATTCATCAAGCCGCGCTGGGCAAAGCTGGTTCTGACCGACGACGGCATCGACCGGCGTTACTACGAGTTATGCGCCCTGTCGGAGCTGAAGAACGCGCTGCGCTCCGGTGATGTCTGGGTGCAGGGTTCTCGCCAGTTCAAGGACTTCGACGAATACCTGGTGCCGGTCGAGAAGTTCGCCACTTTGAAGCTGGCCAGCGAATTGCCGCTGGCAGTGGCCACCGACTGCGACCAATACCTGCATGACCGGTTGGAATTGTTGGAGGCGCAACTCGCCACAGTCAACCGCATGGCTGCGGCCAACGACTTACCGGATGCCATCATCACCACCGCGTCAGGCCTGAAGATCACGCCGCTGGACGCGGCAGTACCAGACGCCGCGCAAGCCATGATCGACCAGACAGCTATGCTGCTGCCGCACCTCAAAATCACCGAGTTGCTGATGGAGGTCGATGAATGGACGGGCTTCACCCGCCACTTCACACACCTGAAGACCAGCGACACGGCCAAGGACAAAACCTTGCTGTTGACGACGATCCTGGCCGACGCGATCAACCTGGGTCTGACCAAAATGGCCGAGTCCTGCCCTGGCACCACCTACGCCAAGCTGTCTTGGCTGCAAGCCTGGCACATCCGCGATGAAACCTATTCGACGGCGCTGGCCGAGCTGGTGAATGCGCAGTTTCGGCAACCCTTCGCCGGCAACTGGGGTGACGGCACCACGTCATCGTCGGACGGCCAGAACTTCAGAACCGGCAGCAAAGCAGAAAGCACTGGTCATATCAACCCGAAGTATGGAAGCAGTCCAGGACGGACTTTCTACACCCATATCTCCGACCAGTACGCGCCCTTCAGTGCCAAGGTGGTCAACGTGGGCATTCGTGATTCAACTTACGTGCTTGATGGCCTGCTGTACCACGAGTCGGACTTGCGCATCGAGGAACACTACACCGACACGGCAGGCTTCACCGATCACGTGTTTGGCTTGATGCATTTGCTGGGATTTCGCTTCGCGCCGCGTATCCGTGACTTGGGCGAAACCAAGCTATTCATCCCCAAGGGCGATGCCGCCTATGACGCGCTCAAGCCGATGATTAGCAGCGACAGGCTGAACATCAAGCAAATACGCGCCCATTGGGATGAAATTCTGCGGCTGGCCACCTCCATCAAGCAAGGCACGGTAACGGCTTCGCTGATGCTGCGCAAACTCGGCAGCTACCCGCGCCAGAACGGCTTGGCCGTGGCGTTGCGCGAGCTGGGGCGCATCGAGCGCACGCTGTTCATTTTGGATTGGCTGCAAAGCGTGGAGCTGCGCCGCCGCGTCCATGCGGGGCTGAATAAGGGCGAGGCGCGCAACGCGCTGGCCAGGGCGGTCTTCTTCTACCGATTGGGTGAAATCCGCGACCGCAGTTTTGAGCAGCAGCGCTACCGGGCCAGCGGCCTCAATCTGGTGACGGCGGCCATCGTGTTGTGGAACACGGTATATCTGGAGCGTGCCACCAGTGCTTTGCGTGGCAACGGCACGGCGCTGGACGACACATTGTTGCAATATCTGTCGCCGCTGGGGTGGGAGCACATCAACCTGACCGGCGATTACCTATGGCGCAGCAGCGCCAAGGTCGGTGCGGGGAAGTTTAGGCCATTGCGACCGCTGCCACCGGCTTAGCGTGCTTTATTTTCCGTTTTCTGAGACGACCCCCAGATGGCAAATGTCCGCGATAAGTACACCACATCAATCAGCGACGATATGGTGCAGCTGGTGGACTGGATTAACAGCCAGCCTGAAAAATACCGTGAACGCTTGTATCGCGGGGCGATGATTGGCCGGATGTTAATTGAATATCAGGATATGAAGGCCGCCGGGCATAGTGCTGAACAAATCGAACAGCAGCGCCTTTCTCTGGTATCCCGTTTGCAGGCAGAGATTGACCGTTTTGGTAACCCCGGTCGCGGTCCGATAGCGAAATTATCGGGGAGCGGTGCGCGCGCCTGGTTTGCTTTCCGTGGTGCAATTAAGCTGGATGGCACTATTTCTGACGAGCTGACAGGAAAACTGGTTACGCATGATTCCAGCGCCAGTTATGACTCCACCAGCTATCAGGACACCCTGCGTTATCTCTACAGTGATCTCACTCGCGATCCAATCCAGCTCGATGATTTCCGCCTTGCGTTTACCGGCGAACTGCCAGCCAGTGATGACGAGTTGCTTAATTTATTGGCCAGCACCCCTGGCATTGCGGTTTCACCGTATGGCGGGATTGTTCCGTTCGCCCGCGCCACCAGCGGCGACATTAACGAGATAGTGGCTCCAAAACAGGAATTCCTCGCCACGCTCCCCGACGGTCCAGTAAAGAACAACGTCCTTAATCAGCTGGCAGCGATCGAAGAGAAGCGCATCAAGACGCCAGCAGAGAATATCCGCTTTAAGCTCAATAGCCGTTGGTTCGACCGTTCCGTCATTCTGGAGTTTTTGCAGGAAAACGGCTATCCGGATCTGCGCTATGTGCAGTCAGTGCAGTTGGAAGGCGACGAAATGGTTTCTGACACCTATCACGGTGGTGATGGTCTGTTCGTCGGGCACCGATACGGTGTCGTCCAGCGTAAGGATAAAGAAACAGGCGAGATCCGCTACGAGTGGGACCGTAAATCAGGTGAAAACGCGACCGGGTTCCCGGCACAGCTGGAAAAGTATCTCAATGGTGCGCGTATCGGTGGCAAAGATAGCGCGACGGCGAACGGCTACCGCGAGCAGATGGCACTGCTTGAGGACCAGTTCAATAAGTGGATCAAGACGCACGATCGCTACGATGAGCTGGTTGCCAAATACAACGATGTGTTCAATAGCAATATCCCGTATGAACACTCTGGCGATCCGCTTGGGTTGAAGGGATTAAGCGGTAAGCGCCAGCCATTTGATTACCAGAATAGCGAGGTGCGCCGACTGTCCGAAGATGGGCGCGGCATCCTGGGCTTCGGCACCGGGCTGGGTAAAACCACGACCGCGCTGGCGCTTGAGGCGTTCAACTATGAGAACGGTCGCTCCACCCGTACTGCGTATGTAGTGCCTAAATCAGTGCTGGAAAACTGGTATTACGAAGCAAAAGAATTCCTGAGTGAAGAGGCATTCAGTAACTATCTGTTCGTCGGTCTTGATGTGCTGATGGATGGCGATCAGATTCGCCAGGTGCCGGTGCTCGATGAGAACGGTAAACCTGTTCTTGGTACTGATGGCACTCCAGTTATGCGCGATGCCCTAAAACTGGCAGATGAAGCCACTATCACGGCGCGTATGAACGCGATCCCGCACTCAAATTACCGTGCAGTCGTGTTTACCAAAGAACAATACGCCCGCATTCCGCTACGTGATGACACCGTAGATGAGCATGCACAGGATATGCTTTATGACTTCGTTGCCGCCGGGCGCGTAGCCAGCGCAATGGACTCCGACTCCCACCGCAAAGAGGCCGCGCGTCGCCGGGTATTGTCGGAGTATTCAGATACCGGCACCGAAAAAGCAGAGAAGTATCCGTACTTTGAGGATATGGGCTTCGATAGTGTGATCGCCGACGAAGGTCACAACTACCGCAATAGCTATAAAAATGGTCGCGAAGCGTCACAACTGGCCTATCTGCCCACCAGCGCGGTGGCGCAATCGGCGCGGGATATGGCAATTAAAAACGCGTACCTGATGAAAAAGAATGGCGGGCGCGGGCCGGTTCTCCTGACTGCAACGCCAGTCGTTAACACCCCGATCGATGCATACAACATGCTTTCTCATGTTCTGCCGAAGGAATACTGGCAGAAGATGGGGATCTACGGTCCTGATGACTTCGTTAAATTCTTCGGCAAGACCAGGCTGGAAACGGTACAGAAAATCAGCGGTGAAGTTGAAGAAAAAATGGCGCTGGTGGGCTTTGAAAACCTTGATGCGCTGCGCGGTATATTCCATCGCTGGGTAACGCTTAAAACGGCGGAAGACGTTAAGGATACCGTGGAGATCCCGGAGCTGGACGAACACCAGCAGGATGCACCACTTACTGAAGAACAACTGGCGGCGTATGAAGAATTGCGTCAGCAGGCGGAAGCGGCGGCCAAAGCCAACAATGGCGTAACGACCTCGGTCAATGAAGACGGCGTGATTGAGCACGAGAAAGCCCGTCCGATCTTCTCAATAATCAGGGATATGGACCGCGTATGTACTGACATGGACCTGTACTATCGCCGGATCACCTATCGTTTCCTGCCGGAGTACGCCGATGCGGTGCAGCAGCTGGCGGACAGTTTGCCTAAACAAGCCACCAGCGAAGACGACGACAGTGATGATTCAATCACGCAGCAATCGCAATACTCCCTGATAGATAAGGGCGAGTTTATTCAGTTGCAGGTTCCGGAAGCGTTCGAGCAGGAAGTGAATAAGCGCCTGGCCAGGTTTGGCATTGACGAACAGACCGTAACTCACCCCGTTACGCCCAAATACGCGAAGCTGATTGCCACGCTGAAGGAGTTTTTCCCGGAAGGGAAGCAAATCATCTTCACCGATGAAAAAACGCAGCACCAGAAGCTCAAGCGCATTATCTGCAATGCTCTTAACCTTGAACCTTCAAAGGTGGGGATCCTGAATGCTCAGACGGTTGCCGAGGCAGGTAAAACCGGTAAGAAACTGAAAGCGGTTAAACCGCCGAAAGAGTTACCGGATGAACCAACAGATGCACAGATAGCGAAATACAACGAGCAAATGGCTCTGTATGACGCCTATATCGCGCAGCAAAATGAAATGTCGTTGGGCGGTCTGGAAAAGATTGCAGCCGACTTCCAGGAGGGCCGGACTCCGATCATCATCTGCAACAAAAAGGCAGAGGTGGGTATCAACCTGCATCGAGGAACGACTGACATCCATCATCTGACGTTGCCATGGACACCAGCCAGTATCGCACAACGTAACGGTCGCGGTGCCCGAGTTGGTTCCAACCGTGCAAGCGTTCGCGTTCACTACTACTGCGGCAAGGGTTCTTTCGATGAATACCGACTGAAGACGCTGAAGCGTAAAGCAGGCTGGATCTCCGATATCCTCCGTTCAGATAAGTCAGAAATGGAGAACGCCGACGCCAACGATATGATCGAAATGCAGATGTATACCGCTAAGGATGATGGCGAACGTCTGGCAATGATGCAGGTTCAAATGGATAAGGCGAAAGCTGCGCAACGCGCTCGCCAGAAAGAACAGGCTACTATCGACCTTCAGAACTACATCAAGGCGCAGCACGCAGCTGGTGAGGATGTGGAGGTGCTTACCGCTGAATTAGAGCGAAGCAAAGCGGAACTTGAAAAGACCACCGCCGAGGTAGCTAAATTCAAACAGGCGGCAATGGCCAAGGCAGCGGATAACGCAGACTGGAAGGCACGCTGGGGGAGTGTCCATCACACAGACCGTATGTTGTTAGCACAGTATCGCGCGTCGTTGAAAAGCGCCATTCAGCGCAAGGCTAATATCTCTCAAGCCATCTCCCGCTATGAGAAATTATTGAACCGTACTCAGAAGGCCGCGACGGATATCAAACGCCTGCGCCCGCTGGTGGAGGATGCATTAAATAAAGGCATTCTGGATGTTGATCCTGACCTGGTAAACCATGCGAGTGAGTTCCTTGTTATCGGCGATCGCTCATGGCGTGTAGGCCAATACTACGATTGTGCCGGTGATATCGTTCGCATTAAGTCGCTGGACTTCGACAGCCAGCGCGCAGACGTGGAGATCATCTTCACCTTCAAAGGCACCAAATCTGGTAACTGGGATGTGAAGACGCTGGATAAACAGGTTGATGTAACTCCCGATGAAGATGCTGTTATGCAGAAAATCAGTGGTGGCGTCTCCATCGCCGGGATTAACGACATCGTTTCCTGTGACGATTTCTACCGTTTCCAGCAGCGCGGCATGATCAAAATCACTGACTCATACGGCGTTCAGACTACAGAGTCAGGCTATAGCATTGATTTTGTTGGTACCTATACGGACCCACTGAAGCATGCGGTTTACCCGGATCGCCGTGACGGCGCGCTGAAGTCGTCAATTGCAAAATGGGTGCTTGGTATGATGTCGGAAGGGAATAACCGCCAGATCCGTTCGGCAGAAGCATTCCTGGTTGAACTGTTTGGCTCCAATTATGGCGATGTAATCGCGTCATACGGAGATACGCTATCCCCTGAAGCAATTCAGGAGAAAATAGCGGATGCGATCGCCAGAATGCCGGAGAAAACAAGCCAGGGGGCTACTCGTAACGGGGATTCTGAACTTGAAGTCACCAATGCCATTTTCGGTACCAATGAGTTCCGGGCGTCAGATTATGAGATCACCACAGCACAGTTTGGCACCATTGGCATTTACAGCAATAAAGACGAGATCAAGCAGGCAATGGACGCAGCAAGCGCGCGCATTGCAGCAGAACGGAAAGTCAATCTGAATCATGCAGTCGCCGCGCTGACTCAATCGTGGGTAACAGCAATCAGGGAGGCCGCCACCACAGGAAAAATCACACCGGCAATTGCGGATGTCGTAAACGACGGCTCTAAATTTATGGATGCCTATAAAATGGATGCGGTGCAGTTGCCATCAGCCTATGGGCAACTCAGCTATCGCATGACCTACAACCTGGTATCAATGTTTACCGACCTTGCCATCCTTGGGCTGGTGGACCTTAACGAGGTTACGCCGGAATTGCTCAGCATGCGCAAGAATCATGTGGAGATATTGCACAGAATTAACACGGTACTTGCCGGGCGCACCGATGAAGAGAAACAGGCAGACGCTGATCGGATAAACCTGGCCCTTGGCAACATCACGGAGGAAGAAATTGCCGCCAGAAACGAGAAACAAGAAGAGTTATCATCAATACAGGGTGATGCCACCAGCATAGCTCAGTCTCTTGGTCTGAATTATCGCGTATCCACCGCCGACCTGAAGATGATGTACGCACCAAAATTCGCCGCTGGCGAGGTATTTGGGCTTCAGGAAGCCTCCGGCATGAAAGGGGTTCTTTTCCGCGCGAAAGACGCAATCAAGGCGAAATTCGGCGCTCGCTGGTTGCCAGCGAAGGCGAAGAACAGCGACTTCCCAGGTAACTGGTGGATTATCGAGACAAAACACAACGTGGCGGACGTTCTGGCCGTCATCCAACAATACGCATAACAGGAGCGCCCGGTTCGCCGGGCGTCGCATAATATGGCCACACTATCTGATACAATAAAACCGAATAAAACATATCTTGAGGCGGTACTCCGTACAGCGTTGTTAGGAAAGACAGAAGACGAATACGTTGATTTCTTCCTGTCAGGGCTACGCGGGCGATTACTGAAAAATCCCCGCCTGTACCGCAGCTATGGTCCATACTGGCCGGAAATTAAAAAATTATTACTGGAGCGCGGTTATGGTAATTTCGGTCGTCTCGTTGACCGTGACGTTCGCAAAATTTACCGTTATGACCGCCCGGCGCTAACACTCATAGCCGCGACGCTCTACAGCCAGGAGCGTTTTGATAATGGTCAGATATACTCAGCCTGGCATTTACTGCCAGTGCCTGAAGAAGTTGACGACCAGGACTATGAGTTTGAGTCTTACGATTTGGAAGTTGAAGCCTTGGCACAGGCTGGAGAGAAAACTTGAAAAAGCGATACTACACAGTAAAGCATGGGACGCTACGAGCATTACAAGAGTTTGCTGACAAGCATAACGTTGAGGTGCGCAGGGAAGGGGGAAGTAAAGCTCTGCGCATGTACCGTCCGGACGGGAAATGGCGTACAGTCGTCGATTTCAAAACAAACAGTGTTCCCCAGGGCGTCCGCGACCGGGCATTCGAAGAATGGGAGCAGATCATCATAGATAATGCATTGCTTCTCAATGCTGATTGAGTTTTGTTGGCCCGGTTTGCACCGGGCGTTTCACAAACAATCAACTGGTTTGTAGTTCCTGCGGCGAGATGAATTATTAATATTATCGTGGTGCCGATGATGCGATAGCCTGTATGATGTTATCAATATCGTTATCGTTCAGCATGAATATAGGTACACCATTAGAGTTTGCATTTTTTTCAGTGCTCATCAAACAAAGCCCCTCATACATGCCGCGAGTTTTTTTGAAATTGGCGACTGATGGAGTGGTGTAATTTCCTTTAAAGTGCATTCCGGCTGATTCATAAAAAGGAACCAAATCAGACTGGCAAATCAAAGCGACCTCATTTGGAAATGCAAGTATTTCTGCCAGTATATTACTTCCAAGTCCATTACCACGATATTGCTCATATACATATATTTTATGACAGTACAACGGAAAATTTCCCGATGGATGTCCGAAGATTAAGGCGTATCCGAACAAGTTTTCTTCATTAGTAAAGCCCATAATGCGCAAATGACCGGCTCGGTAACACTCTTCAAAAACGTTAATTATGTAGCTTCTCGCTGCTTTCAGCTCCTCTTCTGTCGGGAACATCATCAACCCCATAAGCGATGGAGTATAGGCCAGATCCTGAAGAATCCCATTAGCTTCATTTTCGAAAATTAGCGGTAAGTGCGGAACAATTTCATTTGCCGAGGTATTAGACATAGTATGGTGAGTCCTTTGTTTTCAAAGGACTCATGTTATCAGTGATAATCGTTTGTTGTAATAGTGTTGATAAAATAATTTTCTATTATGTAAGCAAGCTCATTTTTATGACGGGTAATGCAAAAAAAATAGAATCAAAAAACTAAAAAATAATAACTCATGGGGTTTTACACCATCAAAAGTCCCCACTATAAATTATTAGAAATAATTATGCTTGCCTGTTAATACCCCTTTCGGCACTTTTTTTGTTCCAGTGTCTGGGTACCCAGAATTATGTTAATAAGTGGACTTAGTAACGATGGTTCCTGGCGGGCTTCAACTTCTCCAGCCATTGCCCTGATGTAGTCGGCGCTGGCAACGTTGTTGTATTCCGTCGCAAAGCAACATAGTAACGTCAGAACATGCTCTGTCGTTATTTCGCTCCAGTTGATGTTGAAAAATTCATCGCCTTTTTTATCGTGTTCGGAATCGAAGATGCTTTGGTGAAGGATGTATTTGCCGGATTCCTTGCGCGGTAACTTGATCGCTTTCTGGCGTTCCAATTCCTTGTAAATCTGCATTGCTTCAATCAGTACCGGTCTGCCGTTCATGAAGGGATCACGCAACCTTACACGCTGGCCAACTCGACCGGTAATAAAGCTGTTTTCCTCTTCCACCAGCACGATAAAACCCTTTTCCTCTTTTTCTCGCAATTCGCGCAGCAGCTGGAGTTCCATATCGCGGCGGCGTTCAGGGTAGCTGGTCCGCTCAGCCATTATCAGCTCATTGTTGATCCATGCAGCAGTCATTGACGCCGGTTTGCCGACGCTCATTGAAACAACGCATATTTTCTTATCCATAGCGCCCCTACAAAAAAGAAAAGCCACCAGCGGCGGCTTAGCAATACAACTGAAGGTAGCGCCCGGTACTCAGACTGTGCCGTCCATGGAATATTTGAAAAGGGATCCATCCGTACCGGGCGTGTGATGATTCTGACTGAAGTCACTTGTCAGTTGTCAATCATTTATCATTAAAAATAATATATTTATTAGTGCATGATGTTTGCCATCTCATAGGCGTCAGCCAGTAACTCCATCTCTGACTTGTTCAGCAAGGTGAATTCTTTCTTGCCTCCAACCACACCATCGGCATGAACAGGGACCAGCCATGGGTATTTTTCTCTTACTTCAGCCGGAGCTGCATGCTGGTGGTGCCATCTACAAAGTGGCAATTGCTTTTTATGACAACCCGGCGCGGTACGACCGGCGATATGGTGCAGAGACACCTCATTAGATATTACTCCATGCATATAGCAGGCAATGCAGGGGAGAGCGCCAAGAGCATTGGCGACGCGCCGTTCCTCCGCCGTTGGTGTTCTCCCCTTCAAGCCACGAGATTTTATTTTTACCACGCTTTTCCGCGTTTTGCTGGCTGGTGGGCGCTCTTTCTGTTTAGCGATACGGCGGTCGAGAGTATCCCGCATTTTCTGATATTGAGATTCTCGCCAGACCGGATCAGCCAACTTCTCCCGTTGCCGAGCGATCGCCCGTTCTCTGGCTGCCTTCTGCCACTTGCGGCACTGTTCAATTTTTTGTTCGATTGTTTTCATATGGCAAAAAAAAGGCGGCCTAATGGCCGCCAATGATGTCAAGGAGTGAAGTAATGGCAACGTCTTCGTAGTTGACAAAAACTGCGGCTCAATTATAGCAATCAATTAGAGCAATGATAGATATTTTGTTTATCGCGAATCACATTTTTTCACTTCAGTACCTGTGTGCTATACTCCTTCTTGATTGATTGGATGCGGAATACAAACCCGCTCTTTTGTGCAGCCTGGCTCCTTGCCAGGCTTTTTTATTTCATCATGGAAGCTGTTAATGCTTTGGACCTTGCTGAACTGATTGAGAGGGCTTTGTCAACGTGCCCCAAAAATTCGCCAAACTCAGACATCACTTTAGCAAAACCGCGCCGTGCTTCTTCCTCGGTGGCGTTCATCACGAAATGTTCAGCACCACGCATACTTTTGACAGGGAACGCAACGGATATTGAGTCAATATCAGGCATTCTATCGCTCAGCTTTACAGTGACAATGACGGCTGGCGACTGAATATTAGTGCTTACAGACAGCACTACATATTTTCCGTCGATGTTGAAATCCTTTCTCATATGTCACCATAAATATCAATGAATTAGAGCAATCATTTACGCGTTAATGGCTAATCGCCATCTTCCAGCAGGCGCACCATTGCCCCTGTTTCACTATCCAGGTTACGGATATAGTTCATGACAATATTTACGTTGGTCCAGCCACCAGCTTGCATGATCTCCGGTATTGAAACTCCGGCGCGGGCCATATCTCGCGCGGCTCCGACACGGGCACTGTGTCCAGACCAGGCCAGGTATCTCTGACCAGAGTCATCCTTAGCGCCGTAAATCAATCGATGAGTTGCTTCAAAAATCCCTTCCAGGGCGCGAGTTGATAGCTGGCTGGTGGCAGATGGCGCAGCTACGCCATTTTTTCTGACACGGCAAAACAAGTAGTTATTCGGATCATCAGCCACACCAGAGACAGAAATCCATCGCTCGACCAGTTTAGTTACCCCCAGGCTAAGTGCCTTCTCTACACCCGCGGTACTAACCAGCGTTTTCGTTCTGCCAATATGGATTAACATTCTCCCACCGTCTGTACGTGAGATATCTTTAACCCTGATCCTGGCAATTTCGGCTATACGTAACAGGGTGTTATAAGCGATCCCCAGAAATGCCAGATTACGTATATCCTGGCAGCGATCGCTATTTTCCATGAGTGAACGAACCTGGTCGAAATCAGTGCGTTCGAACGCCAATGCCTGTTTTGCACGTTCACCGGCATCAACGTTTTCTTTTCGAATCCGCCGCATGACCAGTGAAACAGCATTGCTGTCACTTGGTCGTGGCAGCCCGGACCGACGATGAAGCATGTTTAGCTGGCCCAAATGTTGCTGGATAGTTTTTACTGCCAGACCGCGCGCCTGAAGATATAGAAGATAATCGCGAACATCTTCAGGTTCTGCGGGAAACCATTTCCGGTTATTCAACTTGCACCATGCCGCCCACGACCGGCAAACGGACAGAAGCATTTTCCAGGTATGCTCAGAAAACGCCTGGCGATCCCTGAACATGTCCATCAGGTTCTTGCGAACCTCATCACTCGTTGCATCGACCGGTAATGCAGGCAAATTTTGGTGTACGGTCAGTAAATTGGACATTTAACACTCAGATAATGGTTTTAAGTAAAGTGTACAGGATCGGCTCTGCCTTTACCTGTTTATGGTTCTCGTCATAGAAACGCCAGCGACCGCGCGTGCGTTCTATTTTCTCTTCACCGCGCGATAATGACAGTTGACAACTATCACGATCAAACCCTTTTGCCCGCCAGTAACCACGGTTTTTCTCAAGCTCAATATGAGTGGACACTTTAGCAGCTGAATATCCCATTTTTCACCTCTGATTGATTGGTGGTGCTAAGTGCGCTACGCGAAATCTGGAGCACTAACACTGCCAACTTTTCACAGATTTTACGTAGCGCAAACTTGATCAAATGATCAAGTGATCACTATTTGACCTGATAAGGTATTGAACTGTATGGATTTACAGGTAAATTGATCATG